AGCTCTAGTGAGGGGGGTGTAAATATAGATACTGGAGTAAATACAGATTTTAATTTTGGTGATTTTGCTACATCATCACCTTATACTTATTCTACACAGGGTGCTCAACCAACTACAGCTCGTCCTAAATTTGATTTAGCTTCTACATTAAGTAGTGGAGTGGAGTTGTTTCAAAAGTTTCAAAAAAACAGGCAATCAGTTCAAATAGACGGTAGCGCAAATGTTGGTGATGTTGTAAAAGGAGATGTATTAGGAACGGCAAGGGGAACTATGGATGGCGGACAAACTGCTGGAACTTATGCTGCTGCTGGAGAGGCTGCTGCTTTAATAGGAACAGGTGTAGAAATGGCTTTTGATGATGAAGACGCAACCAAGTGGAATGCTGGAGAAATTTCAGGAAGCCTTTTAAAAGGTGCTGGTAAAGGAGCTGCAACTGGAGCAAGTGTAGGTGCTGCTGTAGGAACGATAGTTCCAGGTGTTGGTAATGTGATAGGAGCAGGTGTTGGAGCTGTGGCTGGAGCTATAGTAGGCGTTGGAGCTAACCTAATAGGGGGTATTACAGGTAGAAATAAAGCTAGAAAAAAAGCAATTAAAGAAGCAAAAGAAAAAAGAAAACAAATAATTAAACAGGGAACATCATTTGCACAAAAACAATCTGTAGGAATGACTCAGGCGGCAGCAGATATGAGAAGCGCTTCTGCAGCTGCAGGTCTTGAAGAAGCTCAAGAAAAATATAAACTATCTCACGGAGGTAAAATATTTTCTGACGAATATTTAGAATTTAGAAAAAATAAAAAAATGTATAATAATGGTGGAAGAATTGTTAAATTAGCTATTCAAAATAATAGAAAAAATAGACCAGAACATTTAAAGTATGAAGGCTTAATGGGTGAATTAAAACTTTTTGATTTATACAACAAACAAGTAACTCCTATTAAAAAGCCTGTGTACAACACTGACTATAGTGAAATAAATCAAAATTTAGAAAAAGGGGGAATGATAGAATATGAAGCGGGCGGTTCTCACGGGGGTGTGCATTCTGCTACTGGTCACTCTAAAAGACCTGAGGCTTTAAAATATGAATATAATGATGGAGGGGTAACTTTAGCAATGCTTGAACCTAGCCCCAACGAATATCAAGCTCCACCACAAACAGGAGCATTAACAACACAAGAGGGTGTAAAAGTGGGCGTTAAACAAGGTGTTAAGCATGGGGTTAAAACAGGCATAAAAGTTGGAGCAACAAGACTTGCTGGGCATGGGTTATTAAATGCTGCAGCAACTAGAGTTGGAACTAAATTTATTCCAGGAGTAGGACAAGCTTGGTTAGCAGCAGATGTAGGTTATTATGGAACAAAATTTCTTACACAGCAATATGCTAAAGGTCATAACGAAGCTTTTGGTCCAGCTTTAAACGAACTAGAACAAACACACGGAAAAGAGACAAGAAATAAAATAGAACAAACAACACACGCCTATGGTGTTCCTG